CTATTAAATGATAATAAAGCCAGTAGTAGTGCTCTGTATTAGCCCTACACCACTTTGTTGATGGATGATTATAATACGCTTTTGCATAAGGTACATTGTGTCCATTGTCGTAATGATGATGTGCTGTACATAACATTTGTGCTGATTCTATAATCATTTTACAGATATGCTTGTTGTAAAGATATTTGGCAGCTATATAAGGGTTTTTGTCTAAGTAAAATATGTTCATTGTGTTAAATATAAAAAAAAGCAGGGTTACTATTATTCGCCCTGCTTAATCAATTATTGTGCAACCTCTTGCAAACAATCCTCGTGAATACCAATATTGGAATCCAAAGGGTTGCCTTGCTGTACCTCAACTGCTAACGAATAGGCATAATCCAAATCCAAAGCTTCTCTAACTTCTTTTTTTAGATATACACTTACATTTCCGTTTTCGTCTTCGGTGGCTGTAAATAATTTGGTGTTATAATCTACTTTAATCATATTGCTAATATAAACAATATTCCTAAATAATAACAATTTTGTTAATTATTGTATGATGTATTTACCAAAGTTTGGTCTGCTTAAAATACTATATGTTGCGTAACGACAGGGGTCGATAATATGATTATGTTTATCCTCTGGTATATTGGTTAGCCTACCCGTTCTATCCTCTGTCCATTTATAGTTTCTAAATTCTTGTATGGCATTATTGCTTGTGGTTAATATATGTATCTTGTATCGCTTTAATAAATCAATTCCTGCATTAACTGAATCCTTACCTTTCATACTTGGAAATATATTGTGCCCCATACTTCTTAATTCTGTAATCAATCTTGGCTCGGCACTATCTGCGTATATTGGATTTCTATCTAATTGTTGTTCCAATAAAAATAAGTGTATGTCTCTTGTTGTCATCTGTGTTCTATATAAATACTCTCGTATATATAAGTTGTATTCTAATGTATAAACAGCAACCAATGTTGTAGGGTCGTTGGTAAATCCAAAATCCATTCCGTACGCTAATAATTTAGCTTCCTCTGGTATTTGTTGTATTTCAATGTAATTAAATATTGTTGCCCTACTTGCTGCCCTTTCCCCTAAACCATATATCTGCCAATATTGTTCGTCTGTATCTCTTAACCTTTCTATTTCTTTTATAATTGCTTTCTCTATAAATGGATTGTCTTTGTAGGTTGTTTTAAAAAAATCACAATCGCTTCTTGGTATTACTTTGTCATATATCCAATGATACTCGTCTGATGGATTAAAATCAATAACAATACGTTCTTTGGTTCTAAATACAAGTTGTTGCCAATCCTCAAAATATAATTCGTTGGCTTCATTTATAAATAATAGATTTCTTTTCCTACCTCTAATCTTCTGTGCTTGGTCTAATGCTATAAATTCTATTAAATTACCAAACAGATTATATTCAGAGTTGGATTTATTATGGTACAATTCGGAATACATATTGTTGTTTACCAATATCTCCATAAAATCCCTTAATACTGTAGCTCTTAAACTTGGAAACGATTTACGACAAATTGTGATTATTTTTTTCTTGTTATTGGCACAATAGTCAAATATAATCCACATAAGAATATTGTAGGTTTTCCCTGACCTTGTACCACCTTGCTCAACTACTATTTTTTTATCACTATTGGCTAAGTGCTTATAAACTATATTAGTCTGTATCTTTTGTTTTATCAATTATCTCTATTTGAAAGTTATTAGGCATTCCGTCTGCACCTGTAATTTCTGTCCTTTCAATGTAACCTCTGTGCTTTCCTTTTGTCTTTAGATAAAACATAGTTGAACTTGGTATTCCTTTACCTATTTGTTGGTGCAGTTGGCTTTCTGCAAAATCAAGTGCTACATTTTCAATGTCCTTTACCTTTTTAGCAAAATCATCATCCTCACTTAACCATTTATAAAATGTGCTTCTTGGTACTTTTGCTTTTTTACAAGCCATTGTTACAACACCTAAACTTTGTTCAAGTGCTTTTAAAATACTTTCCTTTTTTATGTGTCTACTTTTGTCCATCAATATATTTTTTTAAATCATATTTAATTTCCCAATTCAGTATTTCCTTTGTGGCATTTACCATTGTTATTGCGTGTTCTCTCTCTCCTTTTCTTCTCGGTACAAAAACAATATCATCTGTAAACATCTTTGCAACCTCTAATATACTATAACTTTTATCGCTACTTAAATACCATTCTTTATTACTGTTTTGCCTTAGTATTTTATATAACGCAATAATTATGTCGTTTATGTGTGTGAATTGTCTGGTCTGTGTTCCATCTCCAACAACTGTTAGTGATTTACCTTCTTTGTATTGCTTTTCAAACTTTGCAATAACTGTTGCATAATCACCTGTTGCAATATGGTTTTTACCATAAACATTATAAAAATAACAAATCTCATATTGTAAATTAAACCACTTATTGTAGTTTTTTATTAATTCTACCATTTTTGCTTTAACCCAAGAATATGGAGACAAATCTTCGTTGCCACCAAACTTACTACTAGAAGCAGAATAAATTAATTTACATTTCCATACTTTACACAATTCTATTATCCTTGTTGTGCCTTGTAAATTAGTTCGTAAAACATAAGCAATATCTTTAAATGATGGTACAACTCTGGAATATTCTCCAAAATGGAAAACCAAATCTTGTCTTTCAATATCCAAATCCCAAGTATCGCACTTTATATATTTAACTCCTTTAATGTGATTTTTTTCTGTGCCTGTAAAATAATTATCTACTGATGTTATTTTTGCCGAAGTGTTTTTTTTTAAATATGCAATAAGGTTACTGCCTATAAAACCTGCACCACCTGTTACTAATATTTTCATTTGTGTTTATTATAAAATTTTTTTAATTCTTTATTTTTTATTTTATTTAGTTTTTTAAGTTTTATGTCTTGTTTTTTATTTTTAATTTTTTCCCAATCAATATCTTTTCTGCGTTTTAATGGATGTTTAAATTGCATCCAATTAATTATGTGATGTGGTCTGTCATATCTTATTTTGGTTTCAACATACTGTGGCCAAACTTCTTCCAAACTTCTTGTCTTTAAAAACTTTTTTTCTTGCGCATTATCTTTGTATAATTCTGTTTGGTTACCACCTTTCATCTTTGCAACGGTACTTGTTTTATCAACTGTAAATGCATTAAATAAAACTGTACATAATTTATTGTGTAACACTTGCAAACAAATATCTACATCCTCATTATACTTTAATCTCCATTTATAAGGCATATTGTTTTTAATTAACATAGCAGAATAGGCGTGTACATTTAACCTAAATGGAATGTTATCTGATGTTCCGGGTACTACAAAACTTGTATAATTAAATCCTGTAATTGCAATATTTTCGTATCTATCTGTAAATTCCTCTAGTATCTTTATTGCTTTTAATCCATTACATTGTATTTTTTTACCCTGTGTTATTCTTCTTATTTTTCTAATATTATCATCAAATACCCAATGCCTTTCGTGTTTATTTTTTTGGCTGTGTTCCCAACAAAAATTTCTTGCAGGATATGAGCCAATACCTAAATTGGAAAATGGTAGTTTTAAAACATATTTTTTACCTACTGATTTACAATAATTTTCATATTCTTGTGGCTCAACAACTATTTTAAAATCAACTCCATCTTTTTTAAAAAAATTTGCTGTTAATGGGTGTTCCCATCTACCTTTTGATACAATATAAACAGGGTATTTATTCATTTAATAAAATGTGTTTCCAATTTTTACCTAAAATAAATTCTGCTTCTTTAGCCAATAATGTTTCGTCAGGTAAATTAATCCAAAAATCTTTTTCTTTTTTTTCTGACTTTGTAAATGTACTTTCAAAAAAATGTTGTACAACAAAACTTTCATTTAATATTTTTTCAATGCTTGGTAATTTATAGCCAAATAATTCTGTTTTATTATTGAATTTAGTTGGTTTTTGTATTGAATAACATTTGTTTTTTCCAAGCCAAGCTGGTACTGGACAAAAATATATTGGCTCATATACTTTATAATTTTTATCTTTTTTCATAATTTCTTTTATGTTCCAAATTACAAAATTCCAATTTGTTTTTTTAGGTTTTAATAATTTATGCATAATTATATGAGATAAATTTTCAATATATTTTGACATACTTTTATTTACTTTCACAGGAAATGCTGCCAATTCTTTACCATCCCAACTTTTATCGTGTATTGTTAACGGGGGGTGGCTTTTCCCCCATTTAGGTGCAACACCACCACTTTTTTTTGCAGGCATACTCGCAAACCAACCGCTTTGTTCTGGTAATTTTTTTAATACAATAGCATCAAAATCTATAACAACTCCATTTACTTGACTTGCGTATTTTAGTCTTATAGCATCAGAAATGTGTGCGATACTGTGTCCGCTTTTTAAAATTTCATAAGCAATATTTGTAGGTATATATTGATTGGCATTTTTAATAGTTACATTTTTAGGTAAATGTGTTACTATTTTTTGATACGTAAATAATATTACTTTATTATTTAATTTTTTGTGTGCTTTTAATACAAGTTTATGAAGTATGGATAAATTTATATTTTTATTTATAAATTCATTATAAGACATTTTGTTGTCATATTCAGACCAAAATAATATGTATTCCATTATTCATATTTTAAGCTGTTTAAATCTTGTTTTTCCTTAAATGGATAACTTGTACTCCAAGCTTTTTTACCTTGTATGGAAAATTTCATATTATGTTTTTCAGCAAATTCTTGTCTCAATTCTTCTGTTGCAAATGCTATAATAATTTTAATGTCTTTTTCACTTGCTTCAAATTCTGGCATTCCTACCCATTCAGAAAACTCATCTCCTTTATTTATCATCTCAATATTATCATCTGTATTTTGCCAAACATCTAAACCCCAATCATCCAAGTCTGTAGTTTTCCATTCGTTGCCTAAAATGTCCCAATCCCAATCTCCAAAATTTACATTATCCTTTACAATAAATTCTTCTTTTTGTTTATCTGTTAAATCTTCTATTTTATCTACATATACTTCTTTAAGACCTGCGTCAATACAAGCTTTATATCTCATATTGCCACCTAAAATAATATCGTTTTCATCTATTATTATTGGTCTGATTTTTAGCATTTGTGGAAACTCTTTAATACTCTTTACAAGTTTATCAAATTTATAATCCCTAATCACTCTTGGGTTTTTAGGGTTGGTTTTTATTTTATTTATTTTAATTTTTTGTACCATAATTAATCTTTTGTTATTGCTCTACCTAATAGCTGTTCCCAATCTTTATCTGGTCTTTGTTTTAAATTAGTAGTCCAACTTGTCTCCAACATAGATACATCTATACCTTTTTCATTGGCTAAATGTATTAATGCTTTTATGTCTTTAGGAAAACAACTTCCACCGTAACCAAATTTTCCATCTGGTCCCGGTACTGCCCAATGTGATTTTCCTATGCGTTCATCATAAGTAGCATATTCAATTACTTTGTCATAATCAATATTAATTGCTTCGCATAATTTTTGTATTTGGTTTGCATAAGATACTTTAACAGACAAAAAAGTATTCGTAATGTATTTTACCATTTCTGCGTGTGTTGAATCTGTTTTTATAATACTTGCTTTTGGAAAAACTTGTGTAAAAATATATTTTAAGTTTGTAGTTGCTGGTCTTGGTCCTCCAAGTATTATTCTTGATTGATTTTCATAATCGTTTATTGCATTTGCTTCTGTTAAAAATTCTGGATTAAATACAATGTCAATGTTTTTAAATAATTTATTTAGATTTTTAGTTGTTGTAGGTATAACGGTTGATTTAATTACTGCAATATTACATTCTTTTGCATTATCAATTTGTTTTAATGTATCTGTTACCAAATTTATATTACAACTTCCATCAAGATTCATAGGGGTTGGTAAACAAACAAAAACTATTGGTTGTCGTATTGTGGTTTGGAATTCAGAATTACATTTTGTTTTATCTAAATCGTATGTAAATACTTTATAGTATTTTATGAATTTTTGATAAACAGCGTTACCAACAAACCCTTGACCAATAATACCAATCATTTTTATCTACCTATTGTCTGATTAAAAATATACTCTAAAACTTGTAGTTCTGAAATGTTGGCTTCGTATCTTATTTTTAGTAAATCTTTTTCTTGTTCTCTATAATTTTCCCAATTATCAAACAACTTAACTATCTCTACCAATTTCAATTTAAGAAAATAAATTTTTGCATCCAATTTATTTAATGACCTTTCTTTTAAATCAATCTTGGATAATTTTGTCGTCGTTATATTTCCATTCGTAACTTTTGGCAATGTAACGTAATCTTTCATATGTCTCATCGTATCTTTTTTCTGGTAATTCTTTTATTAAATCTATTAATGGATGTTCTAATTTTTCTTTTAAGTTTTTTAATAACTCATCATACTTTTCAATATCTTTTACTTTTTCTTTTAAGTGTGTTACCTGACTTTCCAAATAGTAAATTTTGTCTATTTCGTCATAAGTTAAATCACTTTTCCAAGTAAATATTTTTTCCCATCTTGCTAAATCCTTGTTAGCTTGTTTATGGATTGGATATTTTTTTACACAATGCATAACTGTTGCGTGATGCATATTTTTTCCATTCTCTTTAAAAAATCTTGCAATATTTGTCCATCTCATATTTAATTTTTCTCGTAACAAATAACATAATAGACTTCTAACATCTACAATATCTTGTTTTCTTGAATTATCAAATATATTTACTTTAGTAATTTGTTGTAGTC